GTAACCCTTTCCGCCACCGTCAGCAGATTAGAAAGCGCAAAAAAGTGACTACACCAAACCCATTCAGTGAAAACAAAACATTCACGCACATCGGGCGCATCGGGGCTGGCTCCCCGAACGCTCAGATGTTCCAAAAAAATCCCACGACCAATGTTGTCTTTTCTACCAACCCCCGATACCCTGAAGGTATGAGTGGGAAGGAGGGAAAGATGAACAAGTCACACCGCATTGCGATGGCGCAGGCGTTGATTGCTGAACTTGCGGAAGCAGTTGAGCGTCACGGTGACACAAGCGGTACACAACGCTTGCGGGCAATGGTTGCTCGCATGGTTGCTGAACTACTCGCTTAGTCGCACCTAGCAATACTGACTCAGAAACGGCGCAGAGGGGAAGCGTGGCAACAGAATTCCCCAATGGACAAAAGGATTGCTATGCGTTTATTGTACGACCTGCTCATTGAGCAGTTTTCTCGCCGTTGCGAGCGAGGCCCCGCGGCTTGCGGAAACAAAGAGATACTTACCGAGACTTTCGTGAACGAGTCGGGGCTGTGGCGAGTGCGTGATGTGTGCGCCACCTGCCGACAAGAGGCACTTGACCACCCCATCGGAAACTATCTCAACGGGTTGTCATTACCACTTACTACCGATAACTTGTAACTATGACAGAAACAATTATTGCCGAAGGTGAGATTACGAACACTTGTGTTTGTGTTCAGTATGACGAAAACGACAACCCGACTGATGAGCCAGTTTCGTATTGCTACGGAGACTGTTGGCTTGACTCGGTAACAGACTTTTCCGAAGTCACCAAAGAGTTTCGTGAAACTAACGAAACAGACTGGTGGAAGGTAACAGACCTACGCCTATGGAACGGTGATGTATCGGGCTACTTCCACGCCGACAAGGTTGAGGAAATGCTGTACGGAATGGCTGTGCGTGGCGAATGGACAATGCGCTACAAAGTGTTCTCAGACCGAATTGAGTACTCACTGTCGCACCACGACGCTATGGGTAGCAACACAACGCTCACGGCTGTGTCCGAAGAAGAGCGAGAAGAATTAGGGCTGTACTGAGGTTGTTATTACGCCTTACTACCGATAAGTTGGAGTCATGGAAGTAATAGACATACAGACAAAGTTCATTGACGACTTGCAAGAGCAGGCAGTCATGACCATTGTCAAAAAGGAAGACGGACGCTACAAGGTGACAGTCAAAGTCGGGGCCGAAGAGAACTCATGCGAATGGGGAATGTTGAGCCTTTGCTACGACTGGGCAGTAGGTCACATGATGATGAGGTACGGATTTATCTAATGAGTTACGACACAAAGTACGACAACGACTGTCGCAAGAAGTTCTACGAGATACTGGAGACGGAGCCCCGACACGCGGGCTACTCACCTTCGCAACTTGTCTCCGTGATGGTTGTGATGGAGTGCGACTCAACTGAAGCAAAGAAACTCATTGACGCTGAATACGGCGGACTTGATTGGTCTGAAGCAACTTGGGAAGAAACTCGTGATTACTTCATGTCTGTAAAGGAATTGGTATGACCACCATTATCACGCTTGTAAGAACGAACGACCCCCACACACGGCTCCGTGCAGGAGCCCAGGGTTTGCTTCTACGCAGACGCAAAGACCCTTGGGGCGAAGTCATAGATGTGCAATGGGAAGACGGCTCAACGCTCTCTCTCATTGCAGGCGAAGATGCGTGGACTGAAGATGAGTAGCGAGAGATGCTGGGCTGTGTGGGTCGGCGGAACTGAAGTCAATGACTACCTGCTCACCAAAGACCAAGCAGAACGAGTAGCGAACTTCTACCGAGCAGACGGTCACGATGATGTCGCCATTGAAGAAGTAAAAGTTTCTCACTAGGTTGTGATTGTTCCTTACTACCGATAACTTGAAGTTATGAAAGCACAATGCGAACACGAAATTGAGTGGGACGACCAACAAAGCGAACCACACAAAGGTCACGAATACTACTACTGTCTCAAATGCCGTAGTTCTTTCGTGCTTGACAACGAAACAGGGGAGTTGGTGAACCAATAATGGAAACACTGAACGAAAACAAAGAACTCGCCATTGGCGACACTGTCGCATACCGCACAGTGATTGCGATGACAAAACTTCACGAGCGTGTCGTTGGAGACTGCTACGCAACTTGGGTTGCTATCTGCCACAACGACAGCGAGCACCACAAGTACGCAGTGTGGACAGTCGTGGCACGACCTGAGGGTTGGCACGCTGAGCAAGGCGACTACTGCCACACATTTACTGAGGCAGTAAAAAAATACATGGAAAGAGGTGGGGAGTAAGGTTGTCATTGACCCTTACTACCGATAAGGTGAAGGTATGAAACGAGCATTAGTTATCCCAGCAGAAAGCGCACCTACGACCATCATGGTTGAGGACACTTACAACACAATTCGCAACACAGTCGGCGGTTGGTTTGATTGCGTGCGACAGAAGTCCTTTCACGGCTATGTCCACGACACAGGTCTTATTGACGGCTTGCCATTCAACCCGATTGCGAGCATTGTGTTCGGTCAGGTCATTTGTGGTGATGTAATCCTTTTCGGCTCATTCAGCGCAAGCGGTGAGTACGATGGTGAAGAACACGCCATTGACCCAGCCATTTGCGAGGCAGTACGCCAGCAGTGGTTCCTGTTCAAGACGAACCAAGACGCAGGGGTGGTTGTCTGATGGGGTGGGTAGCCCTATGGCTTGCCACTCTCGGCTTGCTGTTCGTCAAGTCCGATTGGCGTGGACTGTTCAGCGAAGCCCCGATGGACTGTACGCACGCATGGGAAAACAACCACTGTTGCGTTTGCGGTGAAGATAGGTAAGCCTTTCCGCCACCGTCAGACGATTAGAAACACAGTTCTGGTCGGGGCTTGCGCCTTCCCACTCATTCATGCAAGCCCTGACCACCTACTGAATTACTTGTAGTGTGCAACTAAATGTTTCACGAGAAACATTGGGTGGCAGGTTGTTTATTGTCCTTACTACCGATAGTTTGGTGCTATGACATACAACGATTACATACAGACAACGCACACAGAAATCCGTGAGGCTATCCGTGCGTTTGACGGACTCCCTGAGTCCACCCCAGCAGAAGTCAAGAAGGCTATCTGGAAGGCTCTTTGCGAGGGGCTGAACTTGGTTCAGAACGAAATGAGAAACTTGAAAGAATTGTTGGAAGCCTGAGGAATTAGTCCTTACTACCGATAAGATGAAATCATGATAGATAACAACTTACCCCCAGGCTGTAAATTGAGCGACATTCCAGGTTGGAACGATGTTGAAATGGATATTGAGTTTCACTGTGACAACGAAGAGTGTTATCACGAGTGGACAGAGCCCGACATGACCGTAGACCCCAGTTCAGGTGGTCACGAGGTTGAGGCTGTCTGCCCTGAGTGCAAGACCCTTGTCAAGTTTGACTGGGAGCCTTATGTCCCCGACAGAGACGACTGGTAAGGACATGGGATTACTTTCACACATTCTTATCTATCAGGTAGGCAAGCGGCGGGGCCGACGCAAGACCGAACGCACGGCTGTGTACGCCCACGAAGGCGACCCCGTGTGTGTGAACTACGAAAGTTTCTGCCTGAACTATGGCAGTTGTGACGGAATGGAGTGTAACTATGAACATGATGAAATGTAGCAACTGTGACGCTGAGGTTCCTGATGAACTCGGTGACTACACATACGGTCTTTATCTAGACAGCGTTGCAATGGGTTACTACGGTGGCTTCATTGATAACTTCCCGCCCAGCGAGAGCCCAGCGTTTTGGATTTGCCACGATTGCGTGGTCAAAGTCATTGAGGTTCTGCCTAAGTTGCGTGGATACCTTAGTGGTGGACACCCGAACATCAACTGGCAAAGCGGAGACGGAGACGGGACTGCCTACGAGCCATGTTGCCCATGTGCTTGGACATGGAAAGACGGGCAGACCTACTGTGTTGGCGCAGACGGAAAATGGGAAAAAAAGAAATACGAAGACGAGTTGTGATTGGTACTTACTACCGATAACATAGTGGTATGAGCGATTACGAATACTACAACAACCTGACAGACCAAGAACTTCTTTCTGTCATTGACGAGAACTACTACTCCCTTGGCGTTACAGGCGCAGAGGCGATGACGAACCTTCTCCAAGACATTGGTGAGGGCGCATGGGAATTACACGGCGTTCCAACAGAGCGCATGAAGCGAATTGTCATGATGTTCTTCTCTCTAATCACAGAGAACAACGCATGGAATGTCATGGTGGGTGCTGACGCTCACCGCACGAAGCGAGTGAAGCGATTGGTTCGCCTTGTCAGGGAGAAAAAGTGATGAAAAGTCGTGCTTGGTCGGCAGAGGATAGGCAGTCCTTTGCTGACCGTAACATTCTAAAAGCGAAAACCATTCCCGACAAGCGCAAAGAGCAAAGCCGTCGTGCTTGCAGGAACAGAAAGTCATGATGTTCTACATCGGCGCAAGTCTGCTGTTCTTTGTGGTTGCTTATGTAATTAGGAATTGGTAGGTTCGGGGCTATGTCATCACGATACAAATGCGAAATATGTGACGAGGCTATTGACCCGAAGGGTGGCTCAACGCTGAGACTCATCACAGGTTGGGTGAAGGGTTCGTCTAACACGATAAAGCACTTGGACACAAACCATTATCGGTTCGTGCACGACTTCTGTCGGCCCCGTGAACACGACGAAAACCAACTCCCCTTGTTCTGAATAAATCTTTCCAGTCAGGTTGTCTTTTGTACCTTATCCCGATACATTGGTCTTATGAACAACATAACAATGACAGACACACAACTGTTGGTAGACGGAAAGGTAGTAGCAGTAGTCAAAGACTTCCCTGCTCTCCGTGACGCACTACTAGCGAACCTCACACGGGTAGAAGCAACCTACCTCGCTGTTTCCCTCATGGGCGAAGCACGAACATCAGAGATTGCTCAACTCTTAGACATGGACAAGGCAAACGCCTCTAAGCGTCTAATGGTCTTGGAAGATGAAGGTCGGGTGGAAATCACAGACGAAGCCAACACGCTTGGTGGAAAGCAAGGTCGCCCCTCACGAGTTTGGGCATTGACCGAGAAATAAATCTAGGGGGGGTTGTTATTAGTCGGAACTACCGATACTATGAACTCATGAACGAATACCCATCAGAGTTTGATAGCAACTACCCGCCCGAAGATTGTGTTTGCGAAGGAAAAGAAGACGAACTGTGCGAGGCTTGTAAGGAAGTAATCGCAGAGGACGCAAACGACGACAGCGACCCGACTTGGTGCGGTAAGTGCATCAGCGGGTGCGAGGACTGCTTTTATTAGGAGTCTTCCGCCACCGTCAAAGGATTAGGAAGCGCACTCAGCCTCCCCAAAACAATTGAGTGCCTTCCTTTTAGAGAACCCCTGCCATTCGGTGGGGGTTTCTTTTTTGCCCTTTTTCGCTCGCTCTGGAAGCCCAGCCTTTCCGCCGAGCGAAGCCAGCGACGCTGGGCTCCCGCGCGCGGGGGCGTGTGTGCGTGAGGCGTGCGAGAGGGTTGCGTAAAAAAATGTTGGGGTCGGGTTGTTTTTGGTCTGAACTACCGTTACGATGAAATCATGAGTGGGAAGGAGGTGAAAAAAATGGAAAAGTCACACCGTGTGGCGATGGCGCAGGCTCTCTTGGCAGAGTTGTCTGAGGCTACCGCCCGCTACGGTGCTGGCAACGAAGGCGTGAAGCGTCTCCACCGCATGGTGCGAGACATGGTCGCTCAGTTGCTCGCCTGATAGCGGACAGCACACCTGAGTCGGACTCGGCGCTCGGAGGGGCGTGGCAACAGAACCCTCACGGCGGGCTCACCCTTTGGGGTGGGCTTTTTGCTTGCCCCCTTCGGGAGCCCAGGGGTTTGCCCTTCGGCGGTTTTGCGTCGGCGAGGACGCTGGGCTATCTGACGCTGGACAGAATAGGGGTGCGAGTTTCATAAAAAAATGTTTGTCGGCAGGTTGGTATTAGTCCTTACTACCGATAACTTGGAAGTATGAGAGTAGCAATACAAACACCAACAGGCGAGGTAGGCGTAACCAAGACAGGTTCGCTTGTCTGCGCTGAGCCCGTATCCGAAATTATTACCGAGTGGGTTTACCTCGCAGAGAAGAGCATCTTGTCTGTTACTTGGGGAGACAAGCCTTACTTCTACTACGAAGTGCCGTTCAGCACCGTTCACGCAATGATGACGGCGAAGAGCCTCGGTAAGTTCCTCAACAAGGAAGTCAAGCCCAACTACAAAAACGAAAAAATGGACTGAGAGGTTGGTATTGGTACTTACTACCGATACTATGAAGGTATGAACGAAACAACTTGCGAACAGTGCCAAGAACCTTCAGTCACAACCTGCCCGAACGGGTGGGAAGTGTGTCAAGAACACGCAGAAATTGCGTGGGCTAAAGACGGCATTCACTCATAAAACCGACCCACTCATAGAGCCCACCTGCTACCCCTCGGCAGGTGGGTTTCTTATTGCCCGAAGTCAGGCAGGCTGGGCTGTATGGACTCCAACGGGAAGCCTCGGAAGGTGAGGTAGCAGTCATTGAGTGCGTGGAACAGCAGGTCGTGTTCACGGCTTTGCGCAATAACCTTGCCCCCGTCAGTTATCCGTGCGCTCCAGAGCCCAGCGATTCGCTTGAACTCCAAGTCGTGACCATGCAGGGAGAAGAAACGGCAGTATTGCTCAATGTCGTAACCGCTAGTTGTTTGCGGTGGATAAGAGTTGGAACCCCAAGTAGTTGGCATGAGCGAAGATTATCACGCTGGGCTCCCAGCGGGCGGAACGGGAATGGGGAGAGTTTCATAAAGAAATGTGGCGGCTAGGTTGTTTCTAGTCTGAACTACCGATAACTTGAAGGTATGACAGCAACAACAGCCGAGCGTATTCAGCAGGCAAAAGTCCACTACGATTACCGTCAGGTCACTTATGTATGGCAGAACCCTGTCCTAGATAAAGACTGGGACGGAACCCCTGCAGGCGAGCAGGTGGAGTTGTGTTTCGCACACGACCCCAAGCGCAAGCAATACACAGCGACCATTCGCCTAGTGTGGTGGCAACCCAACGACCGAGGTTTCACCGTCACCATGTACGCACCATTTGACGGAGTGACTTACCCGTCTTCACGGTTCCACAACGAGCCTGTCGCCCGATACGGCGAGAAGTCATTTGAGAACTTTCAGTTTGAGACTCTCGGACTAATCGCCGACCTTGACCTTGCCACTAGCGAGACAGTCCTCTCACGGTTGTTGAAGAAAGTCCTGTCGTTCTAGTTCCCCTCATCAGGTGGCTCCCCTGCCTACACGGTGGGGGAGTTCACTTGGGGCAAAGGCTGGGCTGTTGAACACGCAGTCGCAAGTGCTTTCCGCCACCGTACATAGATTAGAAACACATTTTTTGGGGCAGGGGCCCCGTTGCTGTCTTTGCGTTTCTCTCACTTTGTGCCTGTGGATAAACCTGTGGACAAATTAGTTGCACACTACAAGCAAATGTTTCACGGGAAACATTGTCGGGCAGGTTGGTATTGGTCGGAACTACCGTTATCTTGGAAGTATGACAGCAATGGAAGCCGAGCGCATGACGCAGGCACAAGTCCCAGTAAGCCAACTCACAGCGTGGTTGGAAGCCAAAGTGCGAGAGGCACACGGCGCAACCCAGTCGTGGGCAGACACGATGAACTCATACACGGCGCAAGCGACCGAGCAAGGAATGAACGCCCACTGGGCGAAGGTTCTGCTCCAGACAGCGAACTCACTGCTTGAGGCAGCGGTCAAGGAAGAGACGCTCACGAACCTCTTGCGAGAAATCGCCAAGTAGGTCGGGTCGGGTCGGGTCGGGTCGCAAGACCTGCCCGACCAACTCGCAGGTTGTGACTAGGGCTTACTACCGATAGAGTGGAGTTATGAGGTTCCAAGAAAGACTGAGGTTACGCCAAGAGCGTGAGACGCAGTTTCGCCGTGAGGAGAAGCGACGCAGGCGCAACTGGAAGCGAATTGCTGGGCTCCCAGCATTTTGCTATTCGTGCAAAAAAGAGATGACCTACAAAGAACTGTTCACACGCAACGCAGGTCGCCAGCACCCAAACGGGAAGGGCAACCTGTGCGAACCATGTTTTGACAAGTCCTTAGAAGATGACGGGCTTCTGATGTACGGGGAAGAGCCCCGATACGCAGGAGAAGAAATCTTTTGGAGGCTAGGGTGAAGCCAGAGATGAACCGACAGGTGAAGATAATTCAGTTACGCAACCTGCTTGGGACAATGAACATTCCTTCATTCCGCAGGCAGGACATGAGCGAAGCAAACCTCAGGTGGCTGTTGAGAAACATACAAATCAACAATGCTGAGCACGCTGGGCTCCCAGACGCGCTGAAAATAATCAAAGAACTTCTGAAATAATCTCTGTCCGAGGTTGTTTATTGTTCTTTCTACCGATACTATGAAGGTATGGACATCAACGACCCCTACGAAAAATGGGATACACCCGATACTTGCTACTGCCGAGACAACTATGAAGGCGAGTGCCGAGTATGTATGAAAGAAGAGGAAGAGGAAGAGGAATGACAACCTTTTTAGTGTTTTACATGGGCACAGGCATGGGAGTGGCAGCGATGTTGCTCACAGCCATGTTCACAAAGTAGTAAATACCTACTTGACTAGCCCAGCGATTGTGGCTAGTGTTACAAACAGACCTCACCACACCCCCACTCATGAGGCGATAGATGCCCCCGACCTGAAAATGGTTGAGGGGCATTTGTCGTATTATGGGTACATGACAAACGAGAACGCTGGGCTCCCGCCCGAAGAAAAAAAGAAAAAAAAAGAAAAGCCACGCTTTCTGCAGAAAAAGCCCAAGCGAGGTTGTCGTACCTGCTTTTAGCCGATAACCTGCAAAGCATGGTAGGAAAAGATGCAGAAAACTTTGACCCTAGTGAGATAATGGAAAAGCCACTTACTAGACAGGACATTCACGACGCCTTGGAGTCCCGTGGTGAGTCAGTTCTCTTGTGTGACGGCTTTGATGAAGCGTTCATCGGTTTGTCGCAACGAATCAACGAACCCTTGCTTGCTGTCTATTCCTACGACAAGATGATAGATGTGCTGATGAAGCGTGACGGCATGGGTTATGACGACGCAACTGATTACCTTGACTTCAATGTTCTCGGGGCTTGGGTCGGTGAGCAAACGCCGATTATCGTTACCTCGCTGGATTACTAGATAAATCTTTCTCAGCATGTTGCTTTTTGTCTTTCATACCGATACTATGAACTTATGAAAGACTGGACAGACGCAGAAATAGAAGCCTACGACAACTTCATGGACTCTTGGGCTAACTCTCACCTGTGCGACACGGAAGACGAAGAAGATGACGGGTGACGAAGACGACGGGGCTGTGTTCCCAGAAGCAGAGAAGTACATCAACGACCCCTTTGGGGTTCTTTCTTCATGTAACTACGAAGAAGGAACATACGAGCGTTTTGTACAGAAGGTCTTTGCCTCTTATGAACACCCTGCCAACCAAAAGCGACTTGGGCAAGTGTTCTTCAACAAACTCCACAAGGAACGCCCCGATGTTGCCGAGAAAATACAAGGCACTCTGTTTGACCCTTTCTACCAAGAGTACATTCACCAAAAGGTGTATGACCAAGTTCGCAGACTTTGGTACGGAGAAGAAGACGAGTAGGTCGGGGCTCCCGAAACAATCGTCGCATCAGGTTGTGAAGTGCCTGAACTACCGATAGAGTGTAAGTATCGGTAAAGGACACCGAGGTGGAAACCAAAGACTGAGGCAACTCGGCGATTGGGAATGCCACAATTATGCAGAGAAGCCCTACCTGCTGGATTGTCTCACGACCAAACATAAACTCTTCCTTGGGAGTTCTAATGGTGAGTCACAAGGAATTAGAGCCTCAGCCTTCGGGTTGGGGTTCTTTTTTTTGTTTTTTTGCGTACAGCGAGGGCCCCGTCTTCGTCTTCTTGCGTCTAAACAGTCATCCCAAAATTGCTTTCCGCCACCGTCAAAGGATTAGAAACACATGGTTTGCCCTTCGGGGCTCCAGACACATTTTGGCTTTCTTCGTTTCTTGTTCGTTTTGTTTCGCAACCCTGTGGATAACTTTTCTTCCCCTGAGGTTGTTTTCTGTCCGAACTACCGATAAAGTGAAAGGGTGAGTGGGAGGAGGTGAAAAAATGAAAAACGATTTTCTTACGAAAGTGCTGGAGAGCCTAGCCAAAGTGGAAGACCAGCAAGCCAGCGGTCACATCACCGAGGAGGAGGCAGAAGCACAAGAAGCGGAAATCTTGCAGGGTCTCCAAGAAGAAGTCTTGCGAAGCCACCGCTAGGAACCCCCACGCAGAGACCCACCTGTGCCCTCCGCAGGTGGGTCTTTTGCTGTCCCCCAACCCGAACGGAACGGCAAACGCTGGGCTATGATGCATGCGTGAAACAACTCAAACTTGACGACGACCACCTAGTTCTTGACTTTCCCTACGACCCAGCCGAGGTTGTGGAGGTAAAGAAGATAAAAGGTGCGAAGTGGGACAAAATCGCCCGTGTGTGGCGAGCCCCGATGTCAAGTCTCGCGGAAGTCAGGCAGTTCGCACAGGAACATGGCTTTGATGTAGACGCAGAGGTACTGCTGTTTACATTGCCTCAACACAAGAACTCAGAACGGGGCATCCGCACGGACGGGAAGTGGCTAATAATGTCTTTTCCATACGAACGAGTCATGGTTCAGTCAGTCAAACAGGTTCCTGGAGTTACATGGGACAAGAAGACTCTGGCGTGGCGAGCCCCGATGACCAGCATCGCCGAGGTCGTGAAGTGGGGAGACACTTTCAAGCAAACAGTTCCTGACGAAATCCGTGAGATGTTGGAAAAAATCAACAATTCGCTGTCGGAACTCAAAGACGCATCACGAATGACTGACGCTGACATTGAGGTCAAAGGGCTAAACGGGACTCTGCTCCCGTATCAGCGAGCAGGAGTTTCTTATGCAAGCAATGCACGAAGGACTTTCATCGCAGATGAGATGGGCTTGGGTAAAACGCTACAAGCCATTGCGACATTGGAGTATGTCTACGATTCGTATCCAGCCGTCGTCGTGTGCCCCGCCACGCTCGTACTCAACTGGAAAGCAGAATACAACAGGTGGCTCCCACACAGGAAGGTCGCAGTAGTAAAAGACCGCAAAGAGTTTCCCTCTGACTATGATGTAGTCGTTATTGGTTATTCTAACATCAGTAAGTGGGAAAAACAACTTCTGAACCACAAATCTTATGTGTTTGACGAAAGCCATTACTGCAAGACTCCAACAGCACAGCGAACCAAGAGTGCGGTGAAAATCGCCCGCTCAGCCCCGAAGAGCGGACTAGTTTTGTGCCTGACAGGAACTCCAGTTACGAACCGACCTGCTGAATACGCAAGCCAACTAAACATTCTTGGGCAACTTGACAAGTTTGGTGGGGAGTGGGGTTTCTACCGACGCTACTGCGGGGCCTTCAAGGACAAATGGGGGCAGTGGCATTTAGACGGACACAGCAATCTTGATGAACTCAATGAGCGACTGCGCTCCACTTGCTACATCAGGCGTACAAAAGACCAAGTCCTTTCCGAACTGCCACCTGTCATTCACAACCCAGTTCTGGTTGACGGGACTGCCGCGGGCCTAAAGGAATACAAAAAAGCCGAAATTGACATCGTTGAGTACCTCGTTCAGCGAGCAAAGGAAATCGCTCAAGAACTTGGACTCAATCCAAATTCTGAAGCGGTAAAAGCAAAGATACGAGCCGAGTCCAACCAACACCTTGTTCGCTTGTCTGTACTGCGCCGTCTATCAGCCAAAGCAAAAATGCCAGCAATCAAGGAGTGGGTGGAGTCCCGTGTGGCGGACGGCAAGAAAGTCGTCATTGCTGCACACCACAGAGATGTAGTGGACGAACTCGCACTTGCATTTGGCGACCTGCGTATTCAAGGTGGCATGGACATTGCTGACATTGAAGAACAGAAGCGCAAGTTTATTGAACTTCCATGTGAAGAAGCCCCAGTCATTGTTCTCTCAATCCAAGCGGCGAAAACGGGGCACAACCTGCAAGTTGCACAAGATGTTCTGTTCGTGGAACTTCCGTGGACGCCCGCTGATGTAGACCAAACTTATAGTCGCTGTCATAGGCTGGGGCAAAAGTCTTCCGTCACCGCTACTTATTTGTTATGTGACGGCACCATAGATGAGGACATCTACTCACTCATTGAGCGTAAGCGTGGTGTGGTGAATCAGGCTGTTGACGGCGGGGCCGCCGACGACGAGACGCATGGCGCACAGGAACTGCTGTTCAAGTATTTAGAAAAAAATATTCACTAGGTTGTTATTTGTCTGAACCACCGATAAGGTGATAACAAGACAAAGAAAGAGGGAAACATGGATTTGTCAATCAACATTCACCCAGCACTCGTAGTGGTGCTTGTAACTGCGTTTATCGCACTGCGTATCATGCGATTTGAGGTAAACAGCAAGCGTTTCAAGAAAAAACCGAAGGTCTGAGAGGGCTTTCCGCCACCGTCAATAGATTTTAGCGCTATATGACGGGCTGGTAGCCCAGCGTTTGTTTTTGCTTTTCTAATGGGTTTCGTCTTGCTACTTAGTTAGTTTTTATACGCTACTGACTAGTGTGACAAAGGACACATTTAGCAGGTTGTTTTTAGTCCTAACTACCGATACATTGAAGGTATGAGAGGGAACGGAGGTGAAAACAAGATGAGCCCAAGATGGAACGATGATTCCTCTGACGATGGGTATGACGCCATGAAAGACGCATACCACGAAGGCTGGGGTCGCCCATACAACGACCGCACACGCCAAGAGTTAGAGGACGAGATTGAAGCGGAGCGAGACCGCTGGTAACAGTCCCCCACACAACAGAGACCCACCTGCTCCCCCCACTCAGGCAGGTGGGTTTTCTGCTGTCTGCCCCCAACGCAAAGCGAAACGCTGGGCTAATAAATCTGCTGGCGAAGTTGCTTATTCGGGTATTCCGTAGTATCCTTTCTGATAAATCTAACGGAAGGTTTAGAAATGGCACACCAACTAGAACGAGACGCAATGGGCAGGGCGAAGATGGCTTACGCCGACAGGGAAATCCCGTGGCACAGACTCGGACAGCCAATGGCTGGGCTCCAGACAGCAGAAGCAATGCTTGTGGCGGCTCAAGCCGACTTTGATGTTGCACTCACGAAGGTAATCGCCGTTGATGACGACCTGAACCCCCTCCGTAATCCCGACGGGAGCCCAGTCTTTATTGATGACAGCCGAGCCACAGTTCGCCTAAATCCAGACGGAACCATTGACGGTCTCTCAACGGTGGGAACACGCTTTGTCGTCCAACAGAACCGAGACTGCCTTGACCGTGCGTTGGCGATTGTCGGGGCCTCCTCGGGCGACGCAATCGTGGATACTTGTGGTGTGCTGAACGATGGTCGTGAGTTCTTTGCTTGCCTTGACTTGGGTGCGCTCATTATTGACCCGAACGGCATCAACGACAAAATTCAACGCTACCTGCTTGTGCGTAACGGACACGATGGTAAGACAGCCATTACCTATGCGAATACATCAATCCGAGCCGTCTGCAAGAACACGGTTGTTGCTGGGCTCAAGAGCGCAAACGCAGTCTTCACAGCACGACACACACGCAACGCTGAAAGTGCTATTGAGGACGCAACCGAGGTGTTGAAACTCTCAACTGTTTGGGCAACCAACTTCAACATCGTTGCGACTCAACTTCTGTCAGTCCCGATTCTTGCAGGTTCTTCGCAACTTGACAAAGTCGTCAACACCGTCTTTCCTCACAGAAAAGATGAAACAGATAGACAAAAGAAAAACATTGACGACATTCATTTGATGGTGCGTGGTTTGTATGTAAACGACAAGAACGCAGGTGGTTACGGTTTCAATGGTTGGTCTGCTTACAACGCAATCGGCGAATACTTAGACCATTATCGGGACGCCAAGCCGTACGAACGAGCAGTCGCATCAATGGACATCAACTCATGGGTAACACGCAAAAAGATAGAGGCACAGCAAACTATTCTTGCGTTGGCTTGACACCCCAAAGTGGGACAATGGTGATGACTACAATGGGGGTCGTATGAGCGAGCCGTTTGAAGAACCAGAAGACCCGAAAGAAATGATGGCTGAGTTTCTCAGTCAATTCATGTCTTCAAGTTCGTCTGAATATTTGTATCGCAGACATTATTGCGATATAGTAGCCCACAAGGTCTACAACGAGTTCGGTATTGACGGAATGTGCGAACTCATGATGGCAATGGACAAGAGAGCCGACTGGATTTCTGACATCATCATTGAGGCACCTGACCTTGACAACATCGCTTTCAAGAAGTACGGGACTTTTGACCCAGAGTTGGCTACGAAGGCACGCCACACAAAGGCACTCCAAGAACTAAACGAGAAACTGTGGCGGCTCAGGCGCAAGTACGCACGACTCATTGTTGATGAAATCATGAGCCCTGAGGAAGAAGAAGTCTAAAAAGTGACAATTCCCTACATTCTGCGCTCTGGTGATGTAGCCCCGTTTCCAGGAACAGGCGAAGAAGCCGATGAAAACCTTTTGACGCACAGGTGGGAGCAAATTCCAGAGGATTTTCAGCCGTCAATCCCAAAGGCGTGGGCAGAAGCAACTGGAATCACATCTTTTCCCAAGAACACACTCAAATGCACGGTGTGTGGTGCTAAGTGGTTTAGCCAGCAGAGTTATTATCCGTGTGGCAAAGAGGTTCGTCTGACTGAACGACTTGAACTTCCTCATATGCCAGGAAAGCCAAAGTATTCCTCATAAGTTCAATGTATCGGTAGTTGATACAAAAAACAACTTATCTCGGATATTTTTCTCTGATACTTTCCCAATTATCGCCGAAAAGAACTTCAACTTTTTCGTGGCAGACGGGGCAACGAGGAACTCGTCCGTCCATAAAGTGCGATGGAACATCACCACATTCACATCTGTAAATTACTTCCAGACCCCACTCACGCTTCAGGCTTTCACGAGATGTCTTACTTGCTTCCACTGGTTCCCTTCCAATGTCCAATGCCACCATTGTCATAGAGGTACTTCGCCACCATCAAGTTGCATGACGGGGCAGTCAGCGATTTGATTAGTTGGCGATAAGGGCGATTACACACCTGAGCAGTCACCGTTTTCCAACCACTGTTGATTTGCAACAAACCAGTGTCATAAGAGCGCACGGCAGAGCAGTATCTGTAAGTTTCAGCAGGAGAAAGTCGGCAATCACGATGCGACTTGCCCCGCTTGTAATTCCAGCCGATTGCCTTTGGGATACAACGGCTTTCACGCCACATGATGTAAGAGAACTCTTTGACAGGAAGTCCATATTTCTTCAGCAGACCTTCGTACTGTGGACACGACTTGTCTGTACTTAGCGATTGAGACGAAACTCGCCCAGATGAATTGCGAGATTCTTTCCACTCAGCCATTCCTTTTTCCGTGTATCTCGTTCTAGACGGTTTGCGTGTTTTCCAATTGACACAACCCTTGCCCCAGTTCTGCATACTTCTCCAACCAACTGCTGGTCGGAAGTACGGCTTGTCATCAATCTTGTCCTGCAGAGTCCCGTAGATATTCTTCGTTTGGAAACCGAAAAAAGCGGCACGGTTCGCAATGATGATTTGTTCATGCTTAGTTGCTTTTGATGGGCGAGGAGCAAATTGACGACCACCGTAGTTACGCCACACCGACTGCGCTATGCCAAGACCACCCGAGTAGTAGCCACCGTCATTCCACTTATGATTGGTCTCACACCAAGAGACTGCTTCCCAAAAGGCAATAGAACCGCCCTTTTTTGACCTAAGTTGATACACCAACTCTGGATGCATTCCCGTGAGCGACATTGTCTTCACTTCGGGACTCGTGGGCGCTGTAGTGGTCGGAGGTGAATCCGTAGCCTCGGCTTTCGTCGTCATTCCTAAAAAGGAAACAATAGATAGAGAGATAGCCAAAAGGCGTACGGGGTGTTTCAAGAGTTTCTCCTGTGGTCGGCGGATAGGTCAACAAGCAAATAACATGCGCTTGCCTATGTCGTCGTCAGTCTCTAACTGAACACTTCTATTTTACAACTTTGAGCGACGGTCACAACCATCAGGAAACCCTTGCTACATAAGGGTTTTAGAAGGCGACCCTCGGAAACCCTTGCTACATAAGGGTCAAATCAGGGGTTCGCTTCCAAAAAATCTGTAATGTATTTTTCTGGGTCAATAAGTGCGAAATCAGCAGTAAAAGTGACCCCATTTTCGCTATTTGAGGGCTTGAAACCCATTGAATCCAGAAGATGCCCCGCGATTTCGGCGAAATCCTCAAGCATTTCCTCTTCTTCTTCCTTGGAGACCTCGTCAATATCAAGGTCAGCCATCTCAAGAAGCATCTTCGCCATGTGGTCAATAACAACAAGGCGTATTTCAAATTCGTTTTTCTGTGTCATAGGAGTTGCATTGTATCCGAACCACTGATAAAGTTCAACTTAGTCGGAACAAACACGACAAATTGGAGATAAACATGGCAATTACCCCGACATCAATTGTGGGAAACCTCACATCAGACCCCGAGTTGAAGTACACAACCAATCAGAAGGCTCAGTTGAAGTTTTCTATTGCAGTGAATGACAACTACACAGACGCATCAGGCGAGAAGGTTGAAAAGACTTCTTACTTCAATGTTGTGGCTTGGGGATACCTCGCTGAGAACTCAGCAAATGTCCTTGAAAAGGGAATGGGCGTAGTAGTGGTCGGGACTCTTGACCAGCGCTCTTGGGAAGACAAAGACAGTGGACAGAAGCGTTCAACTGTTGAAATCAAGGCAATGGAAATCGGCATTCGCACAGGCTCACTTGAGTCAGTAGAGCGTCGCCGTGCAAACGGTGGAGATTCTTCCTCAAAGCCAACACCCCCACGCACAAAGCAAACAGTTCCAGCAGACGAACCTTTCTAGTTAAATCGCACCCGTGAGTGCGAACTAAGCGACAGCCCCACTTGGACGCTCAGGTGGGGCTTTTGCTATTGTGGGGCAATGACGACAGAACATCGCAAGGCACCACGCAGAGATGTCGTAGAGATAAGACGAGTTGGTGGTTGGGGTTCAGTTAGTTACCACCACATTCTTTCGTGTGGTCACATTGAGAAAAGACCCAGAGCAACAAAAGCCCCGAAACTTGCGTGTGTGTTTTGTTTGCGTGCAAGCGAAGTAGTAAAGACGATGTCAGCACTCGGTGCTCCAACAAAAGCAGAAGTTCTTGATGATGAAGAGTACGCATCATTTGAAACAAAAGTGCAGATGATGAAAGCATCACTCGCATCGCAACTAAATGTTCCGATTGATGCAATTGATGTTGCAATAGTTGATGAGTCAGGTATCCTTCGTGTTCGTTACGCAACAATCTTTCTCACAGAAAAAGATTTGCGTCGCATCACGGGACTTTAGGAGGCAATGTGGAGCAAGGCGATTTCTCACCAGAGAATGGCAACTGCAAGGGGTATCCAACAGAGTGGTGGTATCCGTTACAAAAGACTGGTAAACGAGAAGAAGTCGTTGAACTCCGAAAAAACACAGCGCAAGCAAAAACGATTTGCGCTACTTGCCCAGACAAAGTAGAGTGTCTTGAATACTCACTGAAGTGGGAACCGTGGGGTATTTGGGGTGGTAAAGATGAACAAGAGCGAGCACAACTTCGCTGGTCAAAACAAGTTCATCTTGGTCGTGAAGGTCGCATTGTTTTCAAAGGAATTGGACTGCGTGACGCCAATGGTGGAGAATTCCTAAAGAAAACCGTCTACGACAATGACTTCGTCTAAGCACACAGAAGAGTTCCTATCTCGCCTAAAAGGTGTTACCGAAACAGGTAACGGCTGGGAAGCACGCTGTCCGTGTCGCAATGATGATGAGAACCCATCTCTTTCTATCTCTGAAGACGACAGGAATGGGAACATTCTCGTTACTTGCCATCGGGGCTCACCATGTTCTTCAAAAGAGATTTGCGAATCAATGGGATTGACACAAGCCGCATTGTTTCCTCCACAAAAACGCACCAAAGAAAAACTTGAACTCGTCAAGACATATGACTATACTGATGAGCAAGGAGAACTTCTTTTTCAGAAACTTCGTTATGTAGACGGAAGTGGAAAGAAGACATTTCGCCAACGCAAACCCGATGGTCATGGTGGTTGGGAATACTCGCTCGGTGATACACCAAAGGTTCTTTACAATCTTCCAGCAGTTCGCAAGGCTGTCACAGATGGATACCCGATTTGGGTAGTTGAGGGAGAGAAAGACGCAGACACCCTCATGAAGATGGGGATTATTGCGACAACAATGCCAGGTGGTGCAGGTAAGTGGTTGCAAATCCACACGAACGCACTCGCAGGTGGAACAGTTGTTGTAGTCGCAGACAACGATGAACCAGGAATGGCTCACGCAAAAGTTGTCGTAGAAGAACTATCCAAAGCAGGGTGTGATGTATCTGCTTGGCGTACACCGCAGTGCAAAGATGTAACAGATTTCCTCGCTGTTGATGGAGACCTTGATGACTTGTTGCTGATTGAAGACTACGCCACACCTGCCCCGCAGGTGGCGGAAGAGCAACCAACAGAAAGTCCGTTTGACGAAGCGAGGCAGAAACTTGAGCAGTTGCTATTACGCAATGACCTCAGTCCACAGCAGATTGTTACAAAAGCACACGACATTGCACTCGCAGTTGGTCGTGAGAAGCCACTTGACTTCGGCAGATTGGTTACATGGCAGGAGTTCGTCAAGGAAAGTACCGATGACTCATACGACTGGGTTATTGACGGCTTGATTGAACGCACTGAACGAGTAATCGTTGTGGCGGCTGAAGGTGTTGGTAAGACCATGTTGGCTAGACAGATTGCCATTCTCTCAGGATGTGGAGTACACCCGTTCACATATCAGCGCATGAAGCAAATCCGTACACTCACAGTGGACCTTGAGAACCCAGAACGCATCATTCGTCGTACTTCACGCAACATCTACGAGACTGCTGTAGCACGGGGCTACACGAACTCGCCGACAGCAGAACTTCTGACCAAGCCATCAGGATTTGACTTGATGAAGCCAGAGGATAGACAAGCGCTGGAACAGGCGATTGAAGACTCAAAACCCGAACTGCTTGTGATGGGTCCTTTGTATAAAGCATTCGTAGACCCAGGTGGTCGCACGGCAGAAGCAGTTGCCATTGAAGTTGCCAAGTATCTTGACTATGTACGAGACACATACAAGTGCGCACTGTGGTTAGAACATCACGCTCCATTGGGAGAGAGTATGACTAATCGTCAGTTGCGTCCGTTCGGCTCCGCCGTGTGGTCCCGTTGGCCAGAGTTCGGCATCTCGCTCACACCAGACATTTCTGCTGGAGTTGCATACTGTTACGATGTCAAGCATTTCCGAGGTGCTCGTGACGATAGGCCTTGGCCTACTAGAATTAGGAGAGGGAAACTATTCCCCTTTGAGGTCATTGAGTACGCTAAGGTAAATAAATGAGCGAACAACGCAACAACAAGGTGATGACTAAGGAATACCTTGCTGAAAGAGACTTGCGCATTTTCAAGATGCGTCAGGCTGGCGTTGCCGTAGCAGAGATTGCGAGAAGATTTGACATTTCTTCTGCCTCTGTTAACAGAGCAGTACAAAGACAGTTGGAGAAACTGAACAGGGAAGCACTAATGGCTTACCCAGAAGTCCTCCGCATGGAACTGGAACGCTTGGACAATCTACAAGCAGCCATTTGGCCTCTGACACAGCATCGCAAGGTCAAGATGGACGACGGGACTGAGGTGGCCGTTGAACCCGACCTCAAGGCGATTCAGCAGGTTCTGTCAATCATGGACAGGCGCACCAAGTTGCTTGGCATGGAAGCAACGAACATCAATGTGCAGATGGATGTGCGTGGTAGCGAGACAGTCAAGTCAAGCCTCGCTGGAGAGACCAATCAGGCAGCGGCTATTGACGCATTTGACCCAGAGACAGAAGCGAGAAAACTACTGGAACTCATGGGCGCATCTGGAGTCTTGCCTCCATCTACTGTTGCTGGTATTCTTGGCGAAGCACCGATACAAGACGCAGAGATAGTTGAAAATGAGTGACGAACAAGAACTAGACAATCTAGTTTCAGCAATAGCAAGAGAAGCCGAGTCTAAGGATAAGGCTGTTTCCAACGAGATTTCACCCGAAGATGGTCCCGCTGACAAGAACATCCTCATCCGTCTGACAGAAAAAGATAGAGAGAGATGGAAGGAAGCCGCAGAGAAGATGGGCTTGACCGTTTCTCAGATGATTAGAGACACTGTGAATGCCAAGGTCACCGATGTCATTGACTGTTCGCATCCAATCAATCAACGCAGATACTACCCGTGGTCGGAGTTCTGCCTTGCTTGTGGAACGAGACTCCGTTGAACGCACCCGTGCAGGTTGCAGTTGAGGTGGCGGCTCGGAGATATGCAATCTGTAAGCAATGTCCTCATATGAGGAAGTGGCGCAAGACATGCAAGGTGTGCGGTTGCTTGCTACTTACAAAGGTGAAGTTTGAGCAGGAGTCCTGCCCGATTGGAAAGTGGTAGTTATGGTAGCCGTATTCTTCGTGGGAATATTCCTATGGATGTCAGTTATGACTTACTTCCTCTTGAGACTATCTAGCGACAGCAAGGCACACGAACGGTCTTTGTCCGACATAACTACCAAGATTCGTGGCTTGAAACTTGCTGTCAAAGTTCTCGGGGCTCGGTTGTATTCGGACCCCGATTAGTCTCTGGCTCGGCGCGAAGCATTCTCTGCACTTCGTGTATTTGCAACAAACTGATTGCCCGCCCGACTTCCAATGATTTTCTTACGATTTGTCGCTGCCCTCTGCGATGGCGTAAGTTTGCTCCAAGCACTAGCAGGCAAGTAGCGGCGAGTGCCACCTTTACGAATCGCTGGTTTACCATCCGATGTAGTCCACTTCTCTCGTGTCCACTTCTTCAGTGAACGCTGTGTCTTGCGCAAGCCACCTCTGTACCCGCCTCCAGCCTTACGGTACTCCATTGCGAGCAACTGTGCTTTACGAGCGGACCACTGACCTGGTCTGCCACCCTTGCTACCAGCCATAATTCTGTTCTTGATGCGCTCACGCAACTCAGGCTTTGTGTAGTTCAGAGACTTGATGTCAAATGACGGGGCGTCATTGATGAACGACTTTGTTGACAATTCCACCCAAGCGACTGTTTTGCCACGCACTTCCCTGTCCTGCTTTGGTGCTTCTTCCCAATAGCCACGAGATAGGACCGCATCAATGTCAACTTCCAACTTGATGTCTGAATCACCCTTGGAGATGTAGCCCATTCGTGTAACAATGCCAGGCACAGGGCTGATGTCATGGGTGTAGAAAAGGCGGTCATTGCCACGAACTGCTATCAACTCTTCTCTCATGCGACCACCTTAACTGGTTCCTGTGACTGCGCCACAACTTCTACTGGCGGTTCTGGGATTGCCTGCCCACCGTTCCATGTGTCAGCAATCTCGCCGTCTCTCACTGGGACTACCCGTATGCCAACATTTGCGAGCATTCCACTGATTGATTCAAATTCCTCTTGTGAAATCTTGTTGTTTCGCCAATCATTTATGTCTGGTTCACCGACATTGACAACTACATAGTCAACATCCGAAAGGCTGAGCCCACCGTGTATTTGTGCTTCTGCGTACATTGTTTCCCCGACCTTACCAGAAGCGTCCTTGCTCGGAACCCCCATAGGCGCAGGGGTGAGACCAGAAGACAGGCTGTCATGGGTTGTGTATGTAGAACGTGAATGCGAATCTCTTTTAAGAATAAACTGGAGTTCACCATACTGCTTAATGCTTCCAAGCATGTTTCTGTCAATGGTCCCACCAGATGTTAGATACCCATAAACGGGGCGCATCTCTGGAGCAGTGTCTGGGTGGTACCCAAACTGTGCAATATCACCAGTTATTCTTCCTTCTGGATGTAGTGCGCCACGAGAAGTTTTTGTCTCAAACTGCGTCTTAAACCGCCCATCTTCTATCAATTTCGCAAGAAGGTCTTTAGGGAAAGCGACTGCGATATCTGCTTTATCAAGAGCATCTACTGAGTGTTGAAGCCTCGCTTCGTCTCCTAATGTGCTTTCTTGGCTGTATTGACCACTGATGAAATATGAAATATAAACGGAAAGATGGTCTGATATTGCTCTTCTAATTCTTGTTTCAGTTTCATCATCAAATCCAAGTTCTTTTAACTCATCTCGCATAATTCTGTTGAGGGGGGTTAAATCAACAAACTGAAAGAGAAGTTCATTGCGTATTTTATTTGACGCTTGTATTGCGTCTTTTTCTTCATCAGAATAAGGTGGTGTCGGGTCTCTATCCCAGATTTCCTGATAGCGCTTTCTCAATTCCTTCGCTTCCTCAAGGTTTCTCATCTGCTGTTCTAAGACTGCATCATATTCTGCTTGCGTCTTAGGCGGGAGTGTTCCTGGACGGAACATGTTCACTGGGCGACCAGTTCTCTTTGCTTCCTCAATGTCGTCAGTAGGAGTAAGTTGCGTACTAGCAAGACCACTACGGCTCTTCTTGTCTGTCGCTTCTTTTCTCAATTCACTGAGTTCAGCGTCAATCATTGCGAGTGTTTCTCTTTTTGCTTGTTCAACCAAACTGGCTACATCTTCTGGTTTTGCTTCCAGAAGTCTTTTTTCAAGTTCTGGAGAAAAAGATGTCTGAAACTTACCGTTTTGTACATCTATTCTTCTTTGCATAAGCAGTGCCTCCATAGGCGTAGCACCTGCTCTCAAATCTGCTGGTCCGACATCTGGGAAGGCTTTCGGGTTAACCTCAGTTATGTATGTTGCAGTCATTGCTGGGTTAAACATCTCAACCCTGTCAACAGAGAAGTTTGAGCCAGAATTAAGGTCAGCGACTACTAGGTCAACATCATTATCTGCTTTTAATTTTCTGCGCATTTTGCTTGCTTCAACTAGCGCTCTAGCGTCAGAATCAAATGGCTCTCCATTATAAGCGCCAACAACAATGCTTCCGTCCCCTCTAACTACAAGACCAACTTGTCTGTCTTTTGGCAAAAATGAGTTTGGATTAGTGACTATTGCCTGAACTTCATCAAGCGTAAAAGAGCCAGCGACAAGCGCTTCATTGTAGAAGAGACCATCAGCCCTTGATGGACTCATCATTGACTGACCAGAGTCAACGGTGTCGTTCCAAAGCATCTGTGGCATACCACCAACACCCTTGCCGTAACTCAAACCATTTGCATCTCTTCCAAGCATTTCTGATGTAATAATTGCTTTTGGATTTCCAGATGCGCTATCGGCATTCGTGAACAATGAGCGTTCAGCAAGTTCTGCCCTAAGAATAATAGAACTCCTGCCATAACTATTCTCTCTATCAAGAGTCCAAGAATCATCAACTGGTTGACCGATTGTGTAAGGGTGGATAACTTCAACATCGTCACCATAGATTCCCTGTAACCCAGACTCTCTTTGTCTGCCAAGTGATTCGTTTTGGATTAAGCCAGAGGCAGGGCGAAGGTCTTTGTATGGGTCTTCGGGGCTTCCACTCTGTATGTTCGGGATTCCGAAATTCTCTTCAACATTTCTTCTGAGTTGTCTTACATCTGCTCTCGCTACACCACCAGCATCGGCAACGCCCATTCTCTCGTCATAGTCGTGTTGCGTAAGGTATCTTCCGTTTTCTATTAGACCAAGAGGGTTATTCATCATAACCTTTACTCTTCTGTCCATAGAGTTACCAAAATTATTGCTCGCATCAACGACTGCTTGTGCGTACTCTTCTGGTGTTGCGTTATTGATAAAGTCTATGTAATCGTCAATTCTTGCGACTTTTTCTGTATCTCCAGAGGCTATTGCTAGTTCTCTTTCAATCTTAATTGGCGCAGACCAATCGGAACCAGTGTAAAAGACTGTTCCATCAGACTCTTTAAGGTCTTTAGGATTTATGCCAAACAGTGTTGAAATAAGTGGTCTATTATTTCTAACGCTATTCACTCCATTTTTAGAGACAGCATCAGACAATGATTGTCTAGCATTACTGTCTAGGTCTTTAATTGAAGAAACTTGCTCTTTTAATACCGAAAGTTCACGACCAGCATTATCTCTAACTATCTTCTCAGAACCAGTATCTTTTGCTGAATCAAACCACCCAGTAGACTCTTTTAGTCTAGCAACTATGCTTTGATTTCTTTCTGATGTTGAAGCAAGACCTCTACGACTTGCTTTGTCTGCCTCAACCACCTCTGCAAGCCAACCCTGCCATGTGCTCTGTGCCGAACCTGGCTGATGACCCCTGTTTTGATGTGTTTCTACAGACAATGATGCGACTGGAGTGTGCTGTCCGATGATATGTACTTCATCGGGACCACCCGTGTCTCGTGTTGCGTCTTCGCCAATGCGTACTCGGAACACATGGATACCAGTTCTTGTCGCCTTGGGTGCGTCGTTCTTCCAAGAATCACCCTCTTCGCCGTACCTGCCTCCGTACCCGTTGGCTGTCTGCAGTTTTTCTGCTGGATATGTGCTTGAGTACTGATAGTCGTCCTCAATTAGTTTGTCGGCGACTTTGTCAAGCCTTGCAAGCGTCTGCTCTGAGCCGTTTCTGCTTCTCTCAAGAATTGTGGCAATGTTTTCCTTCATTTCAGGAGTTAATTCATCAATTCCCATCTCATTCAGGTCATCCTTATCAGGGAATGGTCTGTACGCCCTATCGCCGTGATAGTTGGCGTTTCTGTCCTTGCCTCGTGAGATGAGAGAGCCAATCAATCTCTCAACACCAAATGGATTTTCTGCTGAACTGAGGTTCACCATGCCAGTTTCTTCAAATTCTTGCTGAATCTTTGTCAAATCAGAGAGTTTTTGTTTTTGGTCGTCTCTGTTTGCGACTAACTGCATAGCAGTCACCTTGTTGATTCTTCTGGTGTTTCCTACCGTTGATGCGCTCGTCTCGTCACCTCGCGAGCGTGCTGGGTCAAGAACGCCACCCTCAAGAACATCTGCACCCCAATGGACTACATACTCGTACTCACCGTCTCTGAACAACTCACTACGCTCTGGGCGGGACATGGCAGATACTTCTTCTGCACGCTTCTCTATGCGTGCAAGAACATCTGGGTCATCAAGGATTGCTTCTATCGGTGTCGTGCTAGAGCCTTGCTTATCAAGGCGTGAGCGAGACGCTTCCATATCGCTTAGTTCAAGACCAAGTTCGTTTATGCGACTCTGTACTGCACCAGAGAAGTTGTCAGGATTGTAGTTGACCTCAAGCATGTCCTCTCTGGTCATGTTTCTTGGTGGTCTACCTGGAGTTATCACGACCCCATAGTCTTCGCCCTTCCATACGCCCGTCTCGTTCCATTCGTCAAGCGCATCCTCAAGGCGTGAGAGATAATCAGACGCATCGGCAATGTTTCTATCAAGAGACTCCGTGTATCTGCTCTTTGTGTCTGAAAAATTGTTACTACTAGTAGACGCAAGACCAGCGGGTTTTGTTGGTCCAATCATTGTTCTGTCTGCTATGGAATCTTGAATAGCCTTGAGTGCTTCTTCTTCTGTGTCGTAGTCGCCTAAGTAGTCGCTACCTCTGTGCGCAAGCCAAACACGCTCAGTACCTACATTGTCTAGCGTAATAGTGTGTTCTTCGTTACCAGATACTTTGAATCTGATGTTATTCAGTGTCATACGGATAGAGAACGACTCTGAAAATGTTTCTGGCGTGTAGTAAATTTTTGAGTCACTTATTGCGCTTAAAACTAGATACATACCAACGGCATCTTCGTGACTTATTTTCTGGTTGCTCTTTAGACCGTCTACTAAATCTCTTACCCAAGCGCCATCAATTGTGCGCCCGTAGTATCCGTCATAAATAGGGTCCTTATCAAATAAATTAGCGTTATCTCTCATCAAGCGAGTAGCGTTTCCAACAATCTCTCTTGATGTGCTGATGTCTTTAATGCCAGAGCGTGCGCTGGCAAGACCAGTACGAATTCCATCTGTCGTTGTAGCGTACGGAATTGATGGGTCGGGCATCTCGCCAAACTCTTTGACGCCCTTCTCTCTACGCTTCTCGTCAATCTTTTTGATGAGTCTTTGGTTACGAACCCGCGAGGCTTCTGCGAGCACAGCAAAGCGTGGACCGAGCACTTCGTCGTCTGCGAACGCTTCTGCCAACCACGAAGCGTGACCGAATGCGATTGGGTACTTACCCGTAGACATTTCTTCAACATCAACCCAATTGAACTTGCCAGCGTCGTCGCCAGCCTTTACCACCGATGATTGCTCTTCGCTAAGGTCAAAACGAATACCAGCGATGCGACCACCCTCAACAAAGCGTGGGTCCCAGTCCTTTACATCAACTTGCCCGAGTATGCGTCTATCCATAGCGTCAGTCGGAGATACATTGACTTCTTCAAGCATCTCACGCTCTGCTGTGTCGTACAGGTCTTCGCCCTCGTCCTGTAGACCACCTGGTAGCGAAAGCGCACCACGGAAAGGACCGCTCTTGCGCTCAATCGTAAGGATTTCTTTCTTGCCGTCATTGCGTGTGCGTACTACAACGACATCACCAGCACGGACCTGACCCGTTTTACCAAATGACCAGTCGTTCGTAGACCATTCAATGTCATCAGCGTCGTATCCCTCGTCATTGAACGCTTCAAGAGACACCCCGTGGCGGCTTGCTCTATCTTCTAGTGATGAAGCAGATGCAAGACCACCAACTGTGCGTGGTGTGTCTAACTTGTCAAAGTCGTCGTTTTGCGTACGCAGAGCCCGTGTGATTGCTCCGTATCGCTTTGACTCAAACGCAATGTCGTCGTCAATCTTGTTTCTCTCGTCGTCTGTGGCGGCATCTTCTCTAGCCTGAACCTTTTCTCTAATCTTTTCAAGAGACTTGGTCATGTCTTGGTTGAGTTTGATACGACGCTTATTGGTTTCTACCTTCTTACGACCGTCAGTAGCCCGTGAGCCACGCAGTGGGTCAATAACCCGTGACTGCTCTATCTCAATAACATCAACGCCGTTTACATTGGTCTTGTTCTTGACGATGAACTCGCCAGCGGTAATGCCCTCAATAGGCATGTTCACTTCTCTGCCGTCTGTATCTGGTGTCGGCTTTGTTGTTGGAGAATAGACAATGTTCGTACCTTCACGGAGTTTTACGATTACATTGCTTCTTTCTCTAATAGCGTCTGCGAGCGTAGTTTGGTCGTCATCCTTTGAGAACCCGAGAACGCTTGCGTAGTCAGGGCTGAAAGATGTGAGTGGCATTGACAGTGTTTCGCCAACATTGAGTCGTGCGATAGCGTCGTTTTCCGTAACATTGCTGATTGAACGATAGAGCGGTGCGTCCGTAGCGTATGGGCTATCTGCTATCTCTTTCATCATAGAAAGAGCCATCATTGCTGAACGCTGGATTTCTTCTTTTGTGCTTGAAGACGCTTCGTTGATTGTGCCGTTCTTGAGATGGTTGTTAGCGATTGACTGCCATCTTCTTGTGTCTGTCTGTGATGACAGAGCGCCGAGACCCATAATCTCTGATGAGATGTAACGCATTCTCCAGTTTTCTTGCCAATCGTTCCATGCTTCGTATGCTTCATTAAACTCTGGAAGTTCTCCCATGATTGAGAACTTGTACCCGTTGATAGAAACATCGGTCATCCCGCCCGACTGTCTTACTGCGTCTGGTCTTCTATGTGCTTCACCAGCCTGTACAAACAGTTCCTTACCCGTATGTACTCTTTCGTTGAGGCTACTAATAGAGCGCTCGTTTCTCATAGATACTGAAGCAAGACCGCTTCTCCGTTCCCACGGCTTGTCATAGTCACCAGGAGACGGGTCTGACTTCAATCCAAGAATGTATGCGTAAATAGACTCTAACTCTGGTGGCAAATAGACTGAACGCTGTCTTGTATCTGGTGTTACGAATAAAGCGCCACCTTCTGCGAACTGCTCTTGACGAGTTACTGTTCCGTATCTGACATTGATTAGCGGTGCGAGGTCTTCTACCAAGTACGGGTATCTCGCCTGTATCTCATCTAGCGTCTCTTGCGATGTCTCTGGTATCCATAGTTCTGGAATAAATGTACGGCTATCGTGCGTACTCATAATCAAATTGAAATCTGCTGGGTCATCGCCATTGGCAGATATCTTCTGTAACGCTCTGTCAATTATTTTTGGAGTTTCTGACGATTGGTGAGCGTATGGTATGAAGTTGTACCTATCAAACATGTCCTTGACAAGCAATCCGATATCGTCTGCTTGAGGATTTCCTGGATAAAGATAATCTCTTCTGTCTCCTCTTTCCCCTGGAACACCCGTGAGTTTGCCCATTACTCTTTCGTAATTAGAGTGCCAGCCTGTAATTCTTCCAAAGAACGAGTGGAACCATTCATGATAGAGGGTTCCTTCCATAGAGCCATCAACATTCACCAAAAACTCTTCAGCATTGCCATTTTCCCCAGCAGCGGTTGTGAATCTCTTTCTTTGACCTATTGGCAGTTCTCTTCTTCCGTATTTGGAAGAAGTATTAAGGAGTATCCCGTACATACCCGTGGACCAACCCATAATCCCTTTGTTGGCAACATCCCGTGACACATCCTGAGGCCTAATGGCCATCAACATGTCAATCTCGTCTGGGTCTACTGAAACGATAGGCACTGAGCCAAAGTTGCGAACAATCCAAGCGAATGTTGGCGAAGCATCTAGCGCAGACTGGATAATTCTCCGTGTTCTATCAATTCCTTGTGGAGTGAAATCTATTCCTAATTCACCACCACCTTCGGCAACGCTTCTGCCCTGATTGAAGAAGTTGTAGGCGATTACGCCTCGTATTGTTTGTTCAAGTTGTGGCGAAAGGTTTTTTATGTCAGCACCAAACATCATGTTCATGAGTGTTAGGTTGATGAAGTCTTCCTCACTACGGACAGCAATAGCGTCCGCTATCTCGTCATTTGTTGCGTCTTTTAGCCAATCTCTACCGCCGAGTGGTGTGCTCTTGACTTCTGGTAGCGACATATCTCTAGGCACATATATTGTTCCGAAAATATCCCGTGGCATAGACAACGAAGCCAAACCAGCAGTGCGCTCGCTAATGCCACCCGCGATGTCTCTCTGATAAGACTCTGGCTTACCAATGATGTCAAAGATGTCGTCTCTTAGCGCAGGGCTTACAAGACCCCGTGACGACTCGTCACCAACAAGTATTGCGCTAACGCCTTCAGCAAACGCTTCTGCTGGCATGGTCTGTCCATATTGGCTAAGTACATGTGGGTAACCCGTCCACTTCTCGGATTTCTTGTTCTTTACCTTTTCAGCAAATCGTCTAGCACCAATAATTCTTTGACTTGCTTTGTCGTTCCCAACATTGACGCCCAACTTATCTAGAACCTTCCACGGACCAGTGAGTCCTGCGTCATGGTCCCATGTGTCTGAGAACCAGAATGTAGCAAGCGCTCTTATGTCTTCGTCTGGATGACTTGAGGCTGCGAGTCTGTTGATGTAGTGACCCCACTCGTGCGCAATCATTGCGTTCTCTGTTGGTGATACGAGGAAGGTATCGGTACCCTCTAGCATTCCCTCTTCTTCGTACACACCATTAGGTGCGCCACCAGCGAGAATGATTTGATTACGAGAGTCTCTATTGACAATGATTGATGGGAAGCCCTCTATCATTGAGATTGCGTATGTACCGTCTCCGTCTACCCACTCTGCGCCACGCTTTGTCGCAAGCACTGGAGGGAACCCGTGACGCTCTGCAACCTCTCTGAACATTCTGTTTTCTGCTAGCGCCTTAGTGATGACTTGACGCATTTCTGTCACTGCTTCTGGTGAGAAGTCAATGTCATTCATGCCTCTAGGTATTGCGACCTTGAGCGCCTCTGTGTTTACATCTTCACCATCAATCGCCATCATTCTTTGATGGTCCGCTATGGATAGGAGTGCTTCTTCTGGTGTAGATGGAACAATGCGCTCTGCCATCTCTGCTGGTGTAAGACCACGCATGGAGTTACCCGTGGTCGTTCTGCGACCACTGCTAGTTGAGGCGAGACCACCTCTGATACCTAAGAATGTTTTCTCTACTAGTTCTACGCCTGCGTCATTGAGCAACTCTCTTGTCTTTTTGTCAGGTGAGAAGTATGCGCTGATTGCTTCTGCCACAAACTCGCCAGGCTTTGTTGTGCCATAGTTTGAAGAAACGAAAGGCAGTGAGTCATCTGGTAAATCTATTCTCTCTCCTGAGAACGGTGGTGCTTGATTGAAGTAATCAAAGAGTCTCTTTATCGTTGGGTGTCTATCTAGGTATTGGGATTGGTATCCAGCATCTGACCACCAATACATATCAAGCAATGTGGCGGCTTCTCTTATGTTCGCATCAGGATGAAGCCTGCTTGTGAGTTGATGTAGGTAATGTCCCCACTCATGGGTGAGAGTATCCCTTGCGTCTGTGCTGACGAATACTCTCTTCACTCCTTTTATTCTTGGCGCTCCACTCACTCCTGAGAAAAGGTTTGCGATTCGTGCGTTACTCATAGCACTTCTTATTGGCTTAGCCTTCAGTGAGTCATCATCCATAAGGATTGAGTCACTCAAGAACACGCCTGCGTAATTATTCTTACCTTCAGATATTCCTATGGGTGGTACACCAAACCTGTCCCATGCCACCCGTAAGGCAGGGCGCTCATCTAGTGTGCGCTCTACGAGGTTGCGCAGTTGCTCAATGCCTTCAGGGTCAAAGGATACCTTCTCTAGGTCTTCCTGTATGAGAGGGTTATTGTTAGGGAGACCTTGTATCGCCTGCTGTTGTAGGCGCATCTCTAGGAACTGTAGTGGGTTGTCAGGTACTGCGTACTCTGCTACCTCTCTATTGGTCATGCCTACTGTTGGCGACTTACCATTAGTGAAGTAGGTTTGATAACCCGTGGCACTTGCGAGTCCTTGCCTTACTGTGTCGGCAATGTTTGATAGGGCTGCTGGTCTCTCGTATGGTGTGTTGTCCTGTACGAGACCGTCACCATCACCGTCCTCTGCGTTCGGGTCAAAGGCGACTGCACCTCTTGCGAGTTGACCTAGGTTCGCACCTAGTGCTTTGTACTCTATGCGCTCACTGTTCTCTGTCTCTATGCGTTGTGACCGACGACGAATACGACTTGAGTCGTTAGGGTTGATGTCATAGGAGAAGGGCATTTACTCATTGTAGAACAACTGTCACAATCATGTATGAAGGTGTTGTAAATGGTTGCGATTTGTGTGTGATGTGTGCGCTCTGTGTGATGTGTGACTACCTCATAGGACATCACGACATGGTGTTACCTAATGCGCCTAGCAGGTGCGTGTGGTGCGTGTCAAATGATGTGACATATTACCATCATGGCATACCATAGCGAGTATCGTTACGCTATCCAGTACCCCTAGGGGTAGGGTAAAGCCTGTGGATAACTTATGCACACCCCTATCCACAGCCTGTGGACAATCACTGAGGGTGGTCGGGTTTGCGCACGCCGTCGTGGGGTTCTCGGGGCTTTTTCTCGGTCAATCGGGCGCGCGTGGGGGGACAGGAGATACTATTTGGAATCCCCCCATCATCAGAAAGATTTATCCAAAACCCTCAAAGAAGTCAGATTGTCACGGTTCAGAATCCTCGTCGTTTCTGGTGCGTAGTGCGCTGGTTCTCCCAGTTCCCACGCTTGGTCGTAGTGAATCCATCCCCACACATCTACTTGCATGAACTCAGG